CTAGCTGTAGGTGAAAGTAGTAGGTGCGCACTTGTGCGCGTTTTGGGTGCGAACTCGGTGCGAACCGACCGCCCGGCTGCGAAGGATTGCGAACCAGGGGGGGGATTTCCGTGCCCGAGATGATCTCCCGGCGCCAGTTCGCCGCCCGGATCCGGAAGTCCGAGGCCTGGGTTCGGCGGCTCATCTCGGAGGGCTCGATCCCGGTCGACGCCTCCGGGCGGCTGAACGCTGCCGCGGCCTTCGAAGCCTGGGAGGCGCTCCGCGGCACCGCCACGCCGCCGCCCGCGGCGTCGACCCCGCGGCCCCCGTCCGCAGACCCGGACGACTCGTCGCCGCCCCCCGACGGCGCTTTTCTCTCCATCGCCGACGTCAACGCGGCATTCGGCCGCGCCAAGCTGCGCGACAAGCAGGCCCAGGCCCGGCTGCGCGAGCTCCGCTTCGAGGAGGCCCGGGGCCTGCTGGTGAAGCGCTCCGACGTCGACGCCGACAGCGCCAACGTGGGGGCTCTGATCCGGACCACGCTGCTCGGCCTGCCGGGGAAGCTGGCCCCGCAGCTGTCCGGCCGGGTGCTCCAGACCGAGGATGTCGGCCGCCTGCTCGAGGCCGAGATCGACGCCGTGCTGCAGCTGCTCTACGAGTCGCGCTACCGGACACCAGGTGGCTGAGCCCGCGCCGCCGCTTGGGTCGGTCGACCACACGCTGGATGCGCTGCAGCCGCGCCCGCGCCTGACCGTCAGCGAGTGGGCCGACGCCCACCGCGTGATCGCCGCTGGTACATCCCCGGAGCCGGGGCCGTGGCGGACAGCGAGGGCACCGTACCTCCGCGGCATGATGGACGCGCTCAACGAGCCGGGCGTCGAGACCGTGGCGATCATGATCGCCTCGCAGGCCGGCAAAACGGAAGTTGTGCTTAACCTACTTGGGTACTACGTCGACCAGGACCCTGCACCGATCCTGCTGGTGCAGCCGAACATCGACGTCATGGAGTCGTTCTCGAAGGAACGGATCGAGGCGACCTTCCGGGCGAGCCCGGCGCTGCGGGGGAAGTTCGACACCGGTCTGCGGGAGCGCGGCGCCAGCCGCAAAAGCTCGGAGACCATCCGGCTCAAGATGTTTGCCGGCGGCTACCTGGCGATGGCCGGGGCCAACGCCCCATCCGGGCTGGCCTCCCGCCCCATCCGGATCGTGCTCTGCGACGAGGTGGATCGGTTCCCCGAGTCGTCCGGGGTGGAGGGCGACCCGGTCAAGCTGGCCCGGCAGCGGACGTCGAACTTCCACAACCGCAAGATCATCCTGGTCTCGACGCCCACCATCGACGGGCTGTCGAAGATCCAGCGCGAGCACGCCGTCGGCGACCGCCGGCAGTACCACGTCCCCTGTCCCCACTGCGGCGCGCTCCAGGTGCTGCAGTGGGAGCGCCTCCACTATAAGAACGAGGCCGGCGAGCGCGAGTTCGCCCAGGCCCACTACGTCTGCGAGCACTGCAAGGCGCGCATCGACGAGCGCCACAAGCTGGACATGCTCGCGGCCGGCGAGTGGATCGCCCAGACCCCCGGCGGCTCGGACGGGACGGGCAAGGTCGTCAGCTTCGGGGACCTCTCCGCTCTGTACAGCCCGTGGGTGAGCTGGTCGACGATGGCCGCCGAGTGGTGCAAGGCGCACGACGAGCGCGACCGGCACGGGCTGAAGGAGTTCGTCAACCTGCGCCTCGGCCAGCCCTTCGTCGAGCACGAGCAGTCGATCGGCGTCGACTACCTCGAGCGCCGCAGGGAGTACTACGGCGAGACCCTGTCCTCGGACGTCTGCCTCCTGACCGCGGGGGTCGACGTCCAGGACGACCGCCTCGAGCTGGAGATCGTCGGCTGGGGTCGGGGCCGCGAATCGTGGGGGGTCCAGTACCTGACGCTGATGGGGGACCCGGGCAAGCCGGAGGTGTGGCAGTTGCTCGACGGGCAGCTCGTCGTTTCGCGGGAGACCGACGACGGCCGGCGCCTGAGCGTGATCACCACGTGCGTCGACAGCGGCGGGCACTACACCAGCGAGGTCTACGAGTTCTGCCGAGCTCGTGAGCAGCGCCGGGTGTGGGCGATCAAGGGGAAGGGCGGCCCCGGGGTGCCGGTCGTCTCGAAGCCAACGCGCAACAACCGCATCAAGGCCGCGCTGTTCCACGTCGGCGTCGACGACATCAAGGCCGGGATCATGGCGGCGTTGCGGCTGGACAACGAAGGCCCCGGCTACTGCCACTTCCCCCGCGAGCCGGAGCGGAAGTACGGCGCCGAGTTCTTCAGCGGGCTGCTGTCGGAGAAGTGGACGGTCGTCCAGCGCGGCGGGAAGAAGCGCGCCGAGTGGAAGAAGCTGACCGACCGCAACGAGCCACTCGACTGCCGGGTCTACGCCACGGCGGCGCTGGAGATCCTGTCGCCGAACCTCGAGCTGATGGCGGGTGCGCTCGATGGCGGCGAGGCGGCGCCGACCCCGGCGAAGAAGCGCGGGCGGCGGATGCTGAGCCGGGGGGTGGGGTGACGGCCGCGCCGGCCGTTATCTGTCTGTGCCTTGCGTCGTTTATCCCGTCGCGGTAGCGTGCCGTTCGTACCCGAAACAGTCCCGACAGCGGAGGAAGCATGCGCAAGTATCCAGCCCTGACGTTGATCTCCGTCCTGCTCAAGATCCTGGCCGTCCTGTCGTTGCTTGGCGGGGTGGGGTCCGGGATCCTGTTGATGATCTCCGCCGTCCAGGCGGTCGCCTCCCCGGCGCTCGGCGGCCTGGGTACCGAGGCGGCGTTCGCCATCAGCGCTGGCATGGGAATGGTCTCGATCGTTTGGGGAGTGGCGGTGGCGGTAGGGACGTGGGCGGCAGCGGAGTCCATCCTCGTCTTGGTCAATCTTGGCGTGGATGCGTCGAAGATCCTCAACCACGTGGCGGCATTGACGAACGTCCGGCAGCCGCAACCGAGCACCTTGCCTGCGGTCGCCGTGCCCGTGGCGGCCGAGCTTTCTCCCCGTCAGGTCGAGGCATGAGGCTTCGTCTGCCCTTGCCCCCCCCGGTGTCGCCGTCCAACTGGAAACGGTGAACCCGGACGAAGGGGATTCCCCGTCGCATTGAGATAACCGGCTGAATTAGCACAAGAATTATTCAGGCCCGATAACTTCTTGGCGGCGCGGCCGGATAGAATCGTACGGTATCCACGTCGGCCGGCAGAGACCGGACAGAGAGGATTGACGATGACAGACACCACACGACTCCTGGACCCCCGCGAGGCCGCCGCCTGGAACGACGCGCACGGCTGCCCCGGAACCTACCAAACTCTCGAAAAATGGCGCGTCCTCGGCCGCGGCCCCGCATGGATCATGGTCGGTCGCCGCGTGCGATACGCGGTCGCCGACCTCGAGGCCTTCGCCCGTGGCCAGCGGCACGAGACCGCCGACAGCTGCCGAGCATCGGCCGCCAGCAAGTAGCCGCCTCGTCCGGACAAATGACCCCCCTCATGCGTCCGGACAAACCCGGAGTTCGGCGACGCGTCGCAGCAGCTCCGGTTCGATGCCCTCAGCGAGGGTCTCCCGGACGAAGTCCAGCTCTTCGGCGAGCAGCTCGAGGCGGGCGATGCGCTCCGGCGAGCAGAAGGCCTCCGCCGGCGTGGTCAGCGCCGCCTTGTCGTGCCCGGCCCGCAGCAGCTCGAGCAGCCGGTTGAGCGCGGCGAGGGTCTCCACGGCCTGCGCCTTGGCCTCCCGGATCTCCGTCGGGGTCTGCAGCTGCTCGATGGGGAAGCGGACGAAGGCGAGCAGCTCGCGCTCGACGCGGTCCAGCTCGGCGATCTGGTCGCGCAACGTGCGGTCGACCGTGCGGCGGTCGGCCAGCGCCTGCAGGGCCCGCTCTTCGATCGGACGGTAGTAGCGGTCGTAGCCGGTGGTGAAGTCGAGCGCGGTCTGCAGCAGGTCGGCGCGGATGCGCAGGCCTGAGTGCAAGAACCCTGTTGCGCCGGCGGGCATCGGACAACCTCCAGCCCAAAGCGTAGCTCCGGGCGACGGGTGGCGCAATCGCTTGCTGGCCTCGAATTCGCTTAGGCTGGTGACGATCGCGTCGTTGTTGCCCGGCGCCGGGCGCCCCCGCTGCCGGGATCGGCCGTGTGACATTTTGTCAAAATGTGTTGACAACCTGTCACTGGGCCTGCCAAGATGGCTCATCATCGAAGACGTGTAGGGAGCCCCAACAATGGCGCTGACGCTCGCACAGCAACTGGTGCAGGCGCAGGCGCACCTTGACGCTTGGCTCGCTGCTGACCTCGCCGTCGCCCAGGGCCAGGCCTACACCATCGGCTCGCGCAGCCTGACGCGGACGAACGCCGCGGAGATCGCCAAGCAGATCGCCACCTGGCAGCGCAAGGTCGACAACCTCACGGCCGGGCGCTCCGGGATCCGGGTGATGCGCGCGGTCCCGAGGGACCTGTGAAGCTCGCGGACCGTGCCAGGCTTGCCCTCCGATCGCTCCCTGCACTGCGGGGACTGGTCGGGGCGGTGACCAACAGCGGCTACGGGCAGTACGGGGCCAGCCGGGGGCGCAAGTCGCTCATCGGCTGGCTCTTCAATGGGGGCTCGCCCGACGAGGACATCGTCGAGCACATCGACGTGCTGCGGCAGCGGGCGCGCGACCTGTACATGGGCACGCCGCTGGCCACCGGGGCGCTGGACACCCTGGTCACCAACGCCGTCGGGCCCGGGCTGAAGCTCTCGGCGCAGATCGATGCCGACTTCCTCGGGCTCACCGACGAGCAGGCCGACGAGTGGGAGCGCAACGTCGAGCGCGAGTTCGGGCTCTGGGCGGACTCGCCGGCCTGCGACGCCACGCGGATGTGCAACTTCGGCCAGCTCCAGGCGCTGGCGCTGCTCTCGACCCTGATGTCCGGCGACGTGTTCGCCGTGCTGCCGATGATGAAGCGGCGCGGGACCATCTACGACCTGCGGGTGCACTTGATCGAGGCCGACCGGGTGTGCGACCCGACGATCGTGGATTCGAAGCTCAACATCCTCGGCGGGGTCGAGGTGGGGAGCTACGGCGAGCCCGTGGCGTACTACGTCACCAGGTACCACCCGTTGGCGTCCGTCAGCTATCGAACCCTCGCCAACGACTGGAAGCGGGTGCCGGCCTACGGCACGGCCAGCGGCCGGCGCAACATCCTGCACCTGATGGTGCACCAGCGGCCGGAGCAGCGGCGCGGTGTTCCGGTTCTGGCCCCGGTCATCGAGTCGCTCAAGCAGCTCGGCCGGTACCACGACGCGGAGCTCCAGGCGGCCGTCGTTTCGGCGATGCTGACCGTGTTCATCACGAGCGCCGGCACCACGGCGGACGCGTCGACGCTCGGCCAGAGCATCGACCCCGACGAGCGCGTCGACACCGCCGACCTGAACTCGGTCGAGCTCGGCAACGGAGCGGTCGTCGGCCTGGCGCCCGGGGAGTCGGTCAACGCCGTCAACCCGGGGCGGCCCAACCCGGCGTTCGACCAGTTCGTGCGGGCGATCTGCGTTCCGATCGGCAGCGCGCTGGGGATCCCCTACGAGCTGCTGCTAAAGCACTTCACCAGTTCGTACACGGCGGCCCGCGCCGCGTTCCTCGAGTTCTGGAAGACGGTCAAGACGCGGCGGGCCTGGCTCGCCGCGGGCTTCTGCCAGCCGATCTACGATGAGTGGCTTGCCGAGGCTGTCGCCCGGGGCCGGGTGAGCTGCCCGGGGTTCTTCGACGACCTCGCGGTGCGGGCAGCGTGGAGCTCCGCTGAGTGGCACGGGCCCGCTCAGGGGCAGATCAACGAGAAGGTCGAGGCGGCCGCGGCGAACGACCGCGTCCAGTTCGGCTTCTCGACGATGACGCAGGAAACGGCCGGCCTGACCGGCGGCAACTGGGACCAGGTCAACCGGGCCCGCCGGCGCGAGATGGCCAAGCAGGTGTCGGGGGGACCGTCGACGGACAACCCGGACGACCCGACGCAGGCCAAGCCGGAAAACCTCCAGCGGGCGGCCCGGATGCTGGCCAGCGCCAACGAAGCGAACAGCATGGCCGCACGGCTGCTGCAGGAGTAGGTGATGAAGAAGCCGCGGCAATGGTACCGGTTCCAAGCGCTCGCCGATGGGCTCACGGCCGACGTCAACATCTATGACGAGATCGGCCCCAGCTTCTGCGGCGAGCCGACCGTCTCGGCGAAGTCGTTCATCGACGAGCTCGACGCGCTGCCGCCCGGCGTGAAGACCATCCGGGTCCACGTCAACAGCCCGGGCGGGGACGTCTGGGATGCCCTGACGATCGCCAACCGACTGAAGGCCCAGCGCGAAGAGAAGGGCCGGACGGTCGAGGTGCTGATCGAAGGCGTGGCGGCGTCGGCGGCGACCATCATCACCTGCGCCGGGAACCCGATCCGGGTCGCCGACAACGCCCTGATGATGATCCACAACCCCCGGATGGGCGGCCGTGGCTGCGCCGCAGACCTGCGGAAAGCGGCGGACATGCTGGACACCGTCAGGAACAGCATCATCGCCACCTACCGGTGGATCAACGGCAAGTCGGTCGAGGAACTGGGCGCCATGCTCGACGCCGAGACCTGGATGGACGCGGCCCAGGCCGTGGCCGACGGCTTCGCCCACGAGGTCGTCAGCGGCGTCTCGGTGACCGCGTCGCTGCGCGAGTCCAGCGTCGACCGCCTCGGTGAGATCCCCGAGCAGTTCCGGCCTCGGGTGGCGGCCATGCTGGCGCCGCCTGCGGTCGTCGAGCCACCGCCCGCTCCGCCCGTGGAGGCCCCGCCGGCTTCGGTCGCCGCCGTTCCCCAGCCGCTGACCCGCGACCTGCTCGCCAGCGAGGCCCTCCCTCTGCTGGCCGCCCTGCTCGATGAGGGCAAGGCCGCCGGGATCGTCGCCGAGCGCCAGCGGCTGCAGAGCCTGGATGCCCTCGCGCTGCCCGGCCAGGGCGAGCTGCTCGCGGAGGCGAAGTACGGCGCCGAGCCGATGACGCCCGAGGCCTTCGCCATGGCCACCGTCAAAGCGGAGCGCGAGAAGCGCGGCAAGTACCTCGCCGACGCCGCGACGGATGCCGCAGGCGCGGTGGTGCCGGCCGGCGGGATGCCGCCGTCCCTGGTGTCCACGGCGGACGACGCCGAGCGGAACCGCCTGGTGAAGATCGGTGCGGAAGCGGGGTCGACCAGGCGCAAGTAGGGCTCGGCCCGACCACCAGTTCAGTCCAGAAGATGATCAGGGGCCGAGGCTGGCTCCAACGGGAGGATTACGATGTCCAGCTCGACCGAATCGTTCACCGCGGACAACCTGTTCGGCGGAGCCGTGCTGCCGGTCCCCTCCAACGGCGAGACGCTGGAGCTGCTCCAGAACCTGATCCGCGGCACCGTGCTCGGGAAGGTTCTGCGCATCATCGGAGCGGCGACCGCCGACCCCGGCAACACCGGCGAGGGCACGATCGCCGGGGAAGCCCTCGGCCCGAAGAGCAAGATCGGCACCTACGTCCTGACCTGCCTGGCGGCGTCGGCCCTGCCCGGGGGCGTGACGAACTTCTCCGTGGTCGACCCGGACGGGATCCGGCTGGCGGATGCGGTGTCCGATGCTCCCTACACCGGTCCCATCGAGTTCGAGATCACCACCTACGGCACGGACTTCGCCGCCGGTGACCTCTTCACCGTCGCGGTCGAGGCCGGGTCGCGCGAGGTCAAGCTCGCGGACACCGCCAACGTCGACGGGACCGAGGACATCTACGGGGTCCTGGCCGAGGACACCGATGCGTCGCTGGCCGCGGCGGCGTGCCCCGTCTACCTCGGCGGCGAGTTCAGCGAGGCAGCCCTGACCTTCGCCCCCGGCGACTCCGCCGACGACTTCCGCGACCAGGCCCGGGACCTGGGGATCCTGTTCCGGACCAACGTCGCCGTCTGAACCGGCGGCCCGTAGCGCAGAGACGAGAGAACACACGGGCCGGCGGCCCGCTCACGATGGGAGGCTGAGATGGCCATCGACCTGTTCGAGCCCCGGACGATGGGGAAGATGCTCCTCGAGCGCAAGGGCCCCAAGGGGCTCGTGAAGACCCTGTTCTTCGGCGGCGCCCCGCAGACCTACGACACCGAGCACGTCGACTTCGACGTGGAGACCCGGGTGCGCCTGATGGCCCCGTTCTCCAACCCGAAGCTGGCGGGCCAGGTGGTCGACGACGTCGGCTACACGACCCGTTCGTTCACCCCGCCGCTGGTCCAGCCCAAGAAGGTCACCACGGCGGAGAACCTGCAGCAGCGCCAGCCCGGCGAAGCGCTCTACGGGGGGATGAGCCCCGACGAGCGCGGCGCGGCCAAGCTCGGCAAGGACCTCGGCGAGCTCGACGACATGATCGCCCGCCGGGAGGAGTGGATGTGCGTGCAGGCCGCACGGCTCGGCACCATCGCCATCGTGGGCCCCGGCGTCAACGCCACCCTCGACTTCGGCCGCAACGCCGGCAACACGATCGCCCTCCCCGCGGCGAATCTGCGCTGGGACGGGGCCAACGCCGCGATCGTCAAGGACCTGCGGACCTGGTCGCGGACGGTCGTGCAGCGCTGCGGGCTCGCCCCCGACGTGGCAATCCTCGGCCGGCTGGCCGCCGACGCCCTCCTGTCGGACTCCACCCTCCGGACCCAGCTGGACACCCGGCGCATGGAGATGGGGATCATCGCCCCGATCTTCGACGAGGTGAAGGGCGCCACCTACCTCGGGCGCCTCGCCGGCACCGGCATGGACCTCTGGGCCTACGACGAGTGGTTCATCGATCCCGAGTCGGTCATCACCGGCGAGCAGCCGATGATCCCCGACAAGGAGGTCGTCATCGGTTCCACCCGGGCGCAGACCGAGATGGCCTACGGCGCGGTGCCGGTGGCCGAGGGCGAAGGCGCCGCGGCGAAGATCAGCCTCGTCGCCGGGGCCCGCGTGCCGCAGAGCTGGACCCAGAAGGAGCCGGCGGGCCGCTTCCTGAAGGTCAGCGCCCGGCCGCTGCCGATTCCGACGCAGGTCAACGGGTTCCTGCGGGCCACCGTCCTCTCCTAGCTCGGTGGGGTGACTGATGACCGCCTTCCGCGACCAGCTCGCCCTCGACGTCGCCGGGGTCTTCCTGGACCCCGAGGCCTTCGGGGAGGAGCTGGTCGTGGACGGCGTCACCGTGACAGCGGTCCGGGACGACGACCTCACCATCGAACGGACGCAGGGGCCGCCGCAGATCGACGGCGTGTTCACCTCCCGCACGATCCTCCACCTGGCCTCGGGGCTCATCCCGCGGCCGGTGGAGGGTCAGCGGCTGGCGATCGGGACCGCCCCGGCCATCGTGCGCTGGTACGTGCGGCAGGTGTCCGAGGCCGAGGGGATGCTTGAGCTAACGCTCGAGCGGCAGGAGACCTGACGTGATCTCCCTCACCGACGAGCAGATCAAGCGGGCGGTGAAGCTGCTCGAGCACCTGCCGGGTGAGGCGCAGAAGGTCATGGCCTCGGCGATGAACCGGGCGATCGAAGGGGCTCGCACCGCGGCATCGAAGGCCGTTCGGGGCGAGTACCGGGTCAGCTCGGAGCGCGTCAAGAAGACCATGACCCTGCGACGGGCAACGGCGGCGCAGCTGACGGCCGAGGTGCGCAGCGTCGAGCGGCGGCCGTCGCTGTTCCAGTACGCTCCCCGCCCGGCCGCTGCCGGCACTGGCGGCGCAGGGAAGCCGACGCTGCGGGTCGGGGTAAAGCGGTCCGGCGGGCGCAAGCCGCTGAAGGGGGCGTTCATCGTCCGGCTCGGTCCGGCCGGCCTGCACGTGGCCAGCCGCACCGGGAAGAAACGGATGCCCATCGAGGTGCACTACGGGCCGGCCGTGCCGCAGCTGCTCGGCGTGGAGTCGGTCAAGCGTCACGTCGAGGCCGTGGCCCAGCAGCGCCTCGACGCCCGTCTGGACCACGACATCGGCCGCGCGATCGACGCGGCAGGTAAGGCGGCCGGTCGATGACCATCAACGACCTGGTCCGTCGGCTGGCAGAGCACCTGACGACGGTCGTCGCCGAGCTGCGCCTGGAGACCTGCGACGGCACTGCGCAGCGACCCCCGGTGCTCGTTGCGGGCTGGCTACCGCCGAAGCGGTCGACGGATCAGAACGACTTCCCCTTCCTGGTCGTCCGCCCGGCCACCGGGACCGATGCCGAGGACGGTGCACGGGTGGTCGTCAAGCTGTTGTTCGGGACGTTCTCTGAGTCCGTCGAGGGATGGCAGGACCTGGGCAATGTGATCCAGCGGGTCATGACCAGCTTCGACCTGACCCGGACCCTCGGGCCGTTCTGCTTGGAGAAGCCACTGACCTGGACGATCTACGACGAGCAGCCGCTGCCGCAGTGGGCGGCCGAGATGACGACGACCTGGACGCAACCGAGCGCCCCGTGGACTGGAGAGACCGAATGACCCTCGCACACGGCGTCTACACCTCGGAGGTGCCCACCTCCGTCCGCCCGCCGATCGAGGCGATGGCCGGGCTCCCGCTCGTCGTCGGGATTTCGCCGGTCGTGCTCGGGGACCGGACCAACGTCAACAAGCCGGTGCTCTGTTCCAGCTTCGCCGAGTTCGTCACGAAGATGGGAAACGAGATCGTGGCGGCCGGGGATTACGCCTACAGCCTCTGCGAGTTCGCAAAGGTCTACTTCGACTACGGCGTCGGCCCGATCGTGGTCGTCAACGTGCTCGACCCGGACGATGCGGACCACATGCTGCCGGTGGCGCGCGCCACCCTGGCGTGGCTCTCGGCGGTGATGTCGCAGACCGTCTCGGTGTTCGGCATCGACCACGAGACCCTGGTGCTCGACAACGGCGAGGCGGGGCCCGCCCTCGTGACCTACACGGTCGACGACGACTACACCCTCGCCTACGACGACGACGGCTACACCGTGATCACGCGGCTGGCCGCCGGCCTGATGGGGTCGGGCGCGCTGCCCGGGGCGAAGATCACCTACGACAAGCTCGACCCGACCGGGGTGGTGGCTGCCGACATCATCGGCACGACCACGGCGGGCGGGGTGAACAAGGGCCTGTACTGCGTCGAGGACTGCTACCCGCAGCTGCAGCTGGCCCCCGGCATCGTCGCCGCCGTCGGCTGGTCGCACGACGCAGCGGTCATGGCCGCGGTCGTCGCCCGCGCCGCCAACATCAACGGAGCGTTCAAGGCCCTGGCGGTCGTCGACCTCTCGACGGACGACTACGACATCGCCGACTACAGCGAGGCCGCGGCCTGGAAGTCGAGCAACGGCTACACCTCCAACAGCCTGGTCTGCTGCTGGCCCCGGGTGGAGATCGGCGGCGTCAGGCACCACCTGTCCAGCCACTTCATCGGCCTGGCCAACCAGACCGACGCGGCCGCCGGCGGGGTGCCCTACGTCTCGCCGTCCAACCGGGCGATGCAGATCGATGGCTGCTGCCTGGACGATGGCACCGAGGTCTTCCTGACCCAGACGCAGGCCAACGTGCTCAACGCCGCCGGCATCTTCACCGCGCTGAACTTCACCGGCTGGCGCAGCTGGGGCAACCGGACCGCCGGGTACCCGGCGAGCAGCGATCCGAAGGACGTGTTCATCCCGATCCGCCGGATGAACCTCTGGCTCGGCAACACGTTGGTCCTGACCTTCTTCAGCCAGCTGGACGCGGCGATGAACCGCCGGCTGATCGACTCGATCGTGGACTCGGCGAACATCTACCTCAACGGCCTGAAGGGGCAGGGCGCCATCCTCGGGGGCGAGTGCCTGTTCGCCGAGGCGGACAACTCGGCGGCCGACCTGCTCAACGGCCAGGCGACGTTCCGGATCTACTGGAGCCCGCCGCCGCCGGCCGAGGGCATCACGTTCCTGATCGAGTACGACGCGACGGCCCTCGCTGCGCTGTTCGCCTAGACCCGGCCCTGACCCTCACGCATTGACCGAGGGCTCCGCCCCAAGCTGAGAGGAGAACCTCCGATGGCGAACATCGTGGGCGAGAAGCTCATCAATTTCGAGGTCTACGCCGAAAACCTGCGACAGCTGGGCCTGGCCGACGTCGAGCTACCGACGCTCGAAGCGCTGAGCGAGAGCATCAAGGGCGCGGGGATCGCCGGCGAGCTCGACAGCCCCACCGTCGGTCACTACGGGCCGATGAGCACGACGCTGAAGTGGCGGGTGACCGAAGACGGCGCCCTCAAGCTGACCGCCCCGAAGGTCCACGCCCTCGAGCTGCGCGGCGCGATCCAGCGCTTCAACGCGGCCACGGGCGCCTTCGACGTGCTGCCCGTCAAGATCGTGATGCGGGTCATCCCGAAGTCGGCTCCCCTCGGCACGATGGCCCCCGCCGCGGCCATGGAGCCGAGCATGGAGTTCAGCCTCCGCTACCTGAAGGTCTTTCTCGCCGGGCGGGCGAAGGTGGAGATCGACCCACTGAACTTCGTCTGCGTCATCGACGGGGTGGACTACCTGGCCACGACCCGCTCGGCGCTGGGGCTCTGAGCATGATCATCACGCTGTCCAAGCCGCTGACCTACGAGGACGTCACCTACACCCAGATCATCCTCGCCTTCGAGAGGTTGACGGGGGCGGACTCGCTCGCCGTGACGCGCAAGATCCGGCAGCAGAGCCCGCGAGACCCGGTCATGAACGCCGAGACGGACGACCGGTACCTCCTCGGGATCGCCTCGCTCTGCTCCGGCGTGCCCGAGGCGGCGCTCTTGGCGCTGCCCATGCCGGTGTTCGTCCGCATCAAGACCGAGGTGCAGAGTTTTTTGCTCGAAGCGGCTGCGGAGGCGATGTCGACCGACTCCTGAGAGAGGCCGCGGTGCGCCTCGCGATGGCCACTACCACCGCCGTTGACTTCTGGTTGGCGCTGCCGCTGGTCGAGATCGACAGGTGGTCCGAGACCGTGGCCGCTGAGATCAAGGCAGCAGCGGGTAAGGGGTAACGCGTGGCGAAGGGCCGGACATACGAGCTGGCCTTCCGTATCGGCGGCTTGCTCGCGCCCAGTTTCGGCGCCGCGACCGGCGAGGCCGGCAAGAAGCTGACCGAGCTGCAGCGCAAGGCGCACCAGCTGTCGATCCGTGGCAAGGCCCTCGAGTCGTGGGGCGCCATCGGGACGGCGTTTAGGGGCGTGGGCACCGAAGCCCTCGTCATGGCCGCCGGGCTGGGGGCCGCTGCCGCTGCCGCTGGCGGTGGCCTGTTCGCCCTGGCCAAGTCGACGGCGGACGCTGCCGACGCAGCCGAAGAGGACGCGCAGAAGCTCGGGATCACCATCGAGGCCCTGCAGGAGCTGCGGTACGCTGCGTCCCTGAGCGGCGTGCCGGTGGGCGCGCTGGACGTGGCGATCAACAAGATGAGCATGACCCTCGGCCAGGCGGCCGCGGGCGGAGCGCAGGCGCAGAAGGCGTTCGCCGCGCTGGGCTTGGACTTCGCCCTGCTGCGCAAGGTCAGCCCGGACAGGGCGCTCGAGCTGGTCGCCGATCGCCTCGCCAAGATGCCGGACGCCGCCAGCCGCGCTGCCGCCGCTCAGGCCATTCTGGGCAGGGGCGCCCGTGAGCTGGGCGCGATGCTCGCCGGCGGGTCGGCCGGGCTCGAGGAGATGCGCAAGCAGGCGCGCGCCACGGGGAACGTCCTGTCGGGCAAGACAGCGCGCGACGCGGCAGCGTTCAGCGACCGCCTGATCGACCTGCAGATGACCCTCGCCGGCCTCAAGAACATCCTCGGCGCCGCTCTGTTGCCGGCCTTCACCGACCTCTTCATCCGTCTCGCGGACTGGCTCCGCACGAACCAGGCGCTCGTCCGCCAACTTGCGGAACGGTTCGCCCGGTGGGCCGTCGAGACCCTGCCCAAGATCATCCCTCTGCTGGAGACGATGCGCGACCTGGCGATTCGGGTCGCGGTCCTGACGACCCGGGCGGCCGAACTCGCCGGCGGGTGGGACAACCTCATCCTCGCCGGTGCGGGCTTCAAGCTGTTGACCGGGTCGGTGTCCAAGTTGGGCGTGGCCTTTCTGACGGCCTCGCCCGCTGCCT